GGGCCTTCCGGTGCGGGTAAGACGCTTATTGTTAATAAGATCATTGCGAACGCTCAAAAGAAAGGCTACTTTGCTGCTGTCTGGGATACGGAAGCAGCGGTAGATAAGCAATCCGCAGAAGGTGTTGGTATCGATCCAAAACGCTTAAAGTACTATCCTGTAGAAACAGTAGAAGATTGCCGTAACCAAATTGCTACATTCTTAGATAAGATTATTGCAGCTAATGACCCTAACTTAAAGGTTATTGTCGCTATTGATAGTCTTGGTAATTTAGCGAGTGCTAAAGAGCTTCGTGATGTTACAGAAGGTAAGGATGCAGCAGATATGGGCACTAAGGCTAAAGCAATGAAGTCTATGATGCGCGCCTTAACCTTTAAAGCAGCTAAGGCTCGTGTGCCTATTCTGTTTACTAACCATATTTATGACAACCCAACTTCACTCTATCCTGAACTGGTTAAGCGTCAATCCGGTGGTAGTGGCCCTATTTATCTTGCTTCTCTGCTCGTACAGCTTGCGACTCGAAACGAAAAGATCGACAAAAACGAAGGAGAAGAAGCAATAGCAGTAGCCCACAACGTAAGCGGTGTTACTCTGTCAGCAATGACTGTAAAGAACCGTTTTGCACCACCTTTCTTGAAAGCTGAACTCTATAACAACTTCCGTACTGGCTTAACTCGTTATGCTGGTTTAGCTGATATGGCAATTGCGTTCGGAGTTATTCAACAAACCGGTTCTACATTCCAGTTTAATGGAGAGAAGATCGGTTATAGAAAAACATGGGAAGGTGATATTAAGTTCTGGGACGAAAAAGTAATCCCAGCATTAGAAGAAAAGCTTAAAGAGAAAGTTCGTTACGGTGGTGCACTTGATGCAGACCCGTTAGATGAGCCTAACGAAGCTGATTCAGCAGAATAAACAAAAAAGCTAAGGGAAACCTTAGCTTTTTTAATTTAATAGATTATAATAAATAAGTGAAGAATAAACTTCAAGTTAACGCGGAATATTTTGAAAACGTAATTGCTTGTCAGGCTCTGACGAATGCATACTATACGTCATTAGTGTATGAGCACCTATCACCTGATAATTTTAAGAATTCAGGTAATAAGCTTATTATCAGTATTATAAAAGACTTTTATGCTAAAAGAAAGACTTTACCTACTGTAACCGAAATTAAGACGTATATTAAATCTGAAGAAGATGCTAAGTTAATTAAAGATACACTTATAAGCTACAAACAAATAGACTTACAAGGCAATTTTGATGAGTTAGTACAGAATACTGAAACGTACTTTAAAGAAAAGAACGTTTATAACGCTGTACTAAAAATCGTTGATGATGTAACTAACGATAAAGCAGATTACGGTAAATTTCTTAAGATGTTTGAAAAGGCGTGTAATGTAACGCTTATTAACGATATTGGTTTAGATTTTTATGGTCAATATCAAAAGATATTAGATGAATTGGGTACACCTAATGAAACTATACCTACCGGTTGGAACTTTTTAGATGAAAAAATAGGTGGTGGTTTAGCTAAGAGAGGTAGAGCTCTCTATCTATTCTTAGGCCCTACTAACGTTGGTAAATCTATTTTCTTGGGTAATATAGCGAGTAATATGGCTGAACGTGGTTTAACTACTGTTCTCATATCTTTAGAAATGCCTGAAATGATGTATGCTAAACGTATTAGTAGTCATCTTTCTAAAATCCCTATTAAAGAGATACAACAGCAAATTAAACCTTTAGAAACCTATTTTCAAGAAGTATCAGAGCAACGCAAGCAAAAACTTATAATCAAGGAATTCCCACCGAAATCCATTACTATAGGTGGTATTAGAGCCTATCTTGAGTCTTTAGTTAAGTCCGGGATAAAACCGGATATACTCGTTATAGACTATCTCGGACTAATAAAGGCGAGTAGCGGTGATAACTCTTATGAACAAGGCAAGAATACTGCTGAGGAATTAAGAGCATTATCATATTTCTTTAGTATACCTATTGTGAGCGCAATTCAAACTAACCGTGAAGGTATGGAGAAACCAAGTCTGGATACTGTTAGTGAATCCCTCGGTGTTGCATTTACGGCAGATGTTGTCTGGTCTATCTATCAAGAAGAAGGCGATCAAGAGCTTGGAGTTATTAAAGTTGGTGGTATTAAGAATCGTGTAGGACCTAAACACGGGGCTACAGCTATGAGAATTGATTACAATACATTATCACTTTCTGAAGAAAAGAACTACGTAGGCCTTGCCAATAACGACAGGGATTTCGATGAAATGTCAAGCTTAGAAAAAAGACTGGAAAATGCAGCCAAGTAAGTTAAATAAGTCTTATGAGTGCCAAGAATATATACGTTTTTACAGACATTGATTTAGATGGTTCTGTGAGTTTATTGGCATTACATTGGGGCCTTAAAGCTAATACAGGCGATATAAAATATAAGGCTACCACGGTAAGCAATTTAAGAAGAGAGTTACTACGGTGGTTGGAAGAAGATAATTTTAATAATTACGATAAGGTTTATTTTTTAGATCTTGATACAAGTAATTGTGCTGATCTTATTGATAAAAATAACGTAGAAATTATTGATCATCATTTAACACATGTTAATGCAAAAGATGTATATAAGAACGCTATAGCTAACGTAACAGAAGATACATCTTGTGCTAAAAAGCTTTATAAATATCTTAAATTAAGTTTTCCAGGGTTTGAAAAAAATATTACCTCTGAACAAAAACTTTTAATAGCTTTAGCTGATGATTACGATAGTTATCAATTTAAGCTGGATAACTCATACAATTTAAATTGTTTATTAACTAACACACAAAAGACTTTAGATAAAACACGTACTGATAGATTTGTAGAGCGGTTTTTTAATGGTTATAACGGCTTTAACAAGCAAGAACTTAATATCATTAAAGAATATATTACTGGTAGAGACAACACTATTAAAAATTTACAGGTATTTTCAGGTAATGTGAATATCAGTAAGCAAAGTGTTAAAGTTACAGGCACTACCGGTGTAAAATATGTTAATGATGTATGCGATTTCTTAATTAAAGAATACGACTCCGATATTGTGTTTTTTGTTAATACTAATAACTCGCATGTGTCTTTTAGAAGAAAAAAAGATTGCAGTATAGATATGTCAAAGCTTGCCATAAAATTATGCGAGGGTGGCGGTCACGATTACGCTGCTGGAGGTAAAATAACAGATACGTTCATGGAGTTTGTAAAACAATTAACCCCAGTGGAGAAATAATAATGTCAGGAGTAATTGGCGCATTAGAATCTGCAGTCTTGGAAAACCCTCTTGATTCTTTAATTGAAGAAGAAATAGAGGCAGAGTTGATTAAATTTAGCTCGTTTTGCTCAATCATACATAACAAAAAGCTTAACAACGTAGCCGTGTTTTCATTAATTGTTAAGAACAAAATATACAAAAAAGCTTACATGCGGATGTTACAGGTTGACAACGAGAAAGAAGCTATTTTAATATTTTTAAAGTATAATTCTAACCTTTGCCGTAGCAAAGTAGTGAGAGAGGTACTACAATCGTAGTACTAATGAACGTACCGGAAATATATAATACATATCTAAGTGTATCGCGTGGCTCTTTAAACAAGCCATGGAAAGCACGTAAAGATTTTGATAATTTTGATAAAACACCAGACGGTATTATCTGTAAGCGTTTAGAGTTGTTTTTTAAGAAGTTTCCTCAAATAGATCCGAGAGACTATTTTAAAGCTCCTTATGTAGTTTATAAAGATGAAGAACACTTTCCTCTCAACTTTTACACCACTCAAAAAGCTATAGCTATTTATACCACGGTAGAAAAACAAAAGAAGGAAGAATTACCTGATACAGACAATCAGATTGAAGATATTAAGAAATCTTTAAAGTACATTGCCGGGGTTTGCCTTCGACAAGGAATTACACTTACTAACTACTGCAAGATAAAGGAAGGATACACTTATAAAGTGTTTAACGATTTTAACAACAAACTTATTAACATTTATGTAATGATTAAGTTGCCTTTCTTTGAAAACCAGCTAAACTCTCTTAACCCTCAAGATAAGTTACTTTATCTAAAAGATGCTGCAAATAACATTCAAAAATACAAGATGCGATTGAATTCATCTGTTAGAGCAAAAAAACTTATTGACGAAGGTCTCAAATTAATAACAAATACAACTAATACTATTGATAAAACTAAAAACTAAACTAAAATCACAACACAATCATGAAACCTACGTTTAATTCAAATATGTTCGAAAGCATTAAAAGTGCTCTCGATTCAGCTAAGACAAAGAATACTGGCAGCAGTTTTAAGAATTTATTTTCTATTGCTAAACCAGGTAACTATGTAGTACGTTTACTACCTAATATTAAGAACCCAGGTGAAACCTTTTTACATTATTATCATCACGGCTGGAATAGCATTGCTACCGGTCAATATGTAAGCGTAACATCTCCATCTACATGGGGTGAACGTTGCCCTATTAGTGAGCTATACTTTAAGGTATTACGTGGTGGGACTCCTGACGAGCAAGAAAAGGCTAAGGCTAATCTACGTCGTAAAGAAAACTGGTACGTTAATGTATATGTAGTAAGTGATCCGGTATCACCAGAAAACAATGGTACAGTTAAAGTACTTCGTTTCGGTAAACAATTAAATAAGATTATTGAATCAGCTATTAGTGGTGATGATTCAGCTGAATTTGGTGCTAAGATCTTTGATCTAAGTGAAAACGGCTGTAATCTACGCATTAAAGCTGAATTAGTATCTGATAAGCCAGGTGCACCTAAGTACCCAACTTATACAGCTTCAAAGTTCTTATCACCTTCTGCTGTTGAAGGTTTAGATGAAGATAAGATCCAAGATATCTATGAAAGCATCTATGATCTTAATACTTTCGTAGAACATAAAACACCAGCTGAGTTACAAACGTTTATTGATACTCATTACTATGGTACTGATGCAGCCCCTGTTGCAGCCTCTGTGGTTGACGAAGATGAAGACGTACCATATGATACACCAAAAGCTGTTACTAAACCAGCTGCTAAGCCAGCAGCAAAAGCAGCTCCTGTATCAGAAGATTCCGAGGTAAATGATGATAAAGTTAAGGCTATCCTTGATGGTCTCGATAACTTATAATCTAAATGACTGAACAACAGAGAAGAGAGCAAATTCTACAAGCACGTCAGCAGACCGCGCAACAACGGTCTGCTGTACCCGCTATGTCTGATGCTGATGCTGAACAAATTGCATCACAACAACAAAGTCTTACCAAAGACCAAATGATTGCTATTGCTATGCTTGGTAAGATGGTACAAAATGATATTGGAGGTATTAAAAGGAATGCTATAGGGGATTCTTTAAAGGTTAGTGATGTTGATATGTCTAAAGTAATGCCTTCAGGTATTATGAAAGCATCAGGCATTCCTGTACAGCAAGTACAGCAACAAAGAGCACCTCAACCACCACCAGCGCTGCCATTGGCACCACCACCCTCTGATTTTCAGTTTGTAACATCTTCTGTACAACAGTTACAGTCAGTAAATCAGGTAGTTTCTGACCCTAACCAGTTAGAATTTGATTTAAATAAACAAGCTCGTTACGAAGATATTATAAATGCTATTGATAAATTAGAGAATAAGATTAACATATTGACCGATAAAATTAATACTCTAATAGACTCTAACAATAAAAAAAAACCGAAGATAGCAAATGGAACTTAAACTGGCTAAAAAAGATTTCGCTGATAATTTTTTAAATATTATTAGCAAAGCTGTAGATGTAGCTTGTATTAAGGTTAACAAAGACGGGTTATACGTCTTATGCAATAAACCTGATACAAGTATTATATTACTTGGTAAATATAATTACCCTATTGATATTGCTCAAGAACAATCACTTAACATTGGCGATATTAAAAAGTTATTACGCGTAATTGATTGTATAGAAGAGGAAGATTTTGCTTTTAAAATTAATAGTAATCATTTATTCCATAAATCAGATTCAATACAGTTTAAGTATCACTTTTTAGACGACACTGCTGTACCAAAAGCTTCGATTAAGAAAGAAAAAGTAGAAGCATTAGAACTTGATACGTTTTTTGATATAGACTACCGCAAACTACAAGAAATACTCAAAGCAAGTTCATTTACTACTGATACTAATAAAATTTATCTTTACGGCCAACCTGATGGTGTATATTGTGAGTTAGGAGACAAAGAATCGGCTAATACTGATAGTGTTTCACTTAGAGTATCTGATAAGATTGAAGGTCAGCCTTTAAATCAAGTTATACCGTTTAACTTAGACATTTTTAGAGTACTCACCGGAGTAAAGTTTGAAACTGCAAGAGTGGGTATTAATCTTAAACTTAAAATAATGTCATTTTACGTAAAACCTACCCCTGAAACTGAATTTAAATTTATTATTTCCGGATTAGTTAAATAATGGCTAACAAGATAACAACTCAAAGTTATTTCATCAAAAGACTCAAAGATTCGGGTTATATGGTCTATAAGATGTTTGATGGTTACGGTGAAGCAGACCCTCGTAACTGGACAGTTATGATTGATCCAGGTAATGCTTCGGTATTCTGCACGTGCTATGTTAACCACCATGGTATGTTTGGTGAAACATTTTTTGAATTTTATGATGGCGGTCAATTTATTCCTGAGAGGTTTAAGTTGAAAACCGACTCAATTGAAGTTATAATAAGTTATTTAGTAAAATACGGCATAAACAATAAATCAGAATTATACAATAACAAGCATTGATTAATTTATGATTAATAATTTATTTCCTACACCTATATACGTTACAGATCTACCATCCAATGTAATAGAAAACGTACAGAGCGAGTTCGATACGGTATATAACGAGTACAAATTAAAAAACGAATTCGGAAAACAAGAAGGCTGGAAAGGCACTCATCTATTAAGCGACCCAACGTTTAAGAGTAGTTTCATAAAAGAATATAATTTATTATATTTTCAAAACGTGTTAAAAGATCATGTAACTGTTTATCTTAAGAGTATCAAATACGGTGGTAAGATAGACTATGATATACCTGGATCCTGGATGACATTATCCCGGAAAAATGAATATGCATATACCCACACGCATGGTTCGTATGATATATCGGGAGTGTATTATTACAAAACTAATAGTTCAGACGGTGATATATATTTTAGAACCCCTAACCCCTTACCGTATGCGACATATTGTTATAGCGGGTTAACTACTGATGTATACTACAAGCCAGTAGTTGGCAGGTTAATATTGTTCCCGTCATGGCTTAATCATGGCACTATACCTAACACTACCGATAATGAAAGGGTAAGTGTATCCTTTAATTTAAGATTTACTAAAAAATAAAATATGAAAAACACACAAACAACAGGTGATAATTTTCAAAATTATAATATTATAAACGATATGAGCACACAACCGAATAATAACCTTGAGCACCCAACACTTCCTACAGCTAATAGTAGTATGATTACTACAGAAGAAGACAGGAAAGCAATTATTGAAAAAGCTGCAGAAGCGTATTCATCTTTTCTTGATGCACTACGTATTGATTGGCGTAATGACGTCAATAGTGCTGATACACCCCGTCGTGTAGCTAAGGCTTATGTATGTGACCTTATCAAAGGTTGCTATGAAGGCCCGCCTAAGATTACTACATTCCCTTCAGACGGTTATGATGGTATTGTTAGTCAGATGAATATACCTGTAGTGTCTATGTGTTCCCATCACCATTTATCTTTTACTGGTGTTGCACACGTAGCCTATATTCCAGATAAGAACGGTCAAGTTATTGGCTTGTCTAAGCTCAATCGTATTGTAGAGCATTATGCCCGCCGCCCTCAAATCCAAGAAGGCCTAACAGTTCAAATACATCAAGCAATCGATCAACTCTGTGTTGGTAATCAAGGTGTTGCAGTTATTCTTAAATGTTCTCATACCTGTGCTTGTCATCGTGGTGTAAAGCATCATGGCTGTGCAATGATTACTTCTAAGTTATCTGGGGATTTTATGAATGAACCACAAACTCGTAAAGAATTTTACGATTTCGTTGCATCTGCTGAACGCGAATAATAAATAAATATGGTGAGCAAAGAACAGAAAAACTCTAAACCTTCTAAGAAGAGCTCTTCTAAAAAGAAAGCACAAACAGTAGATGTTCCTTCTTTGCCCGCCGTATTATCTGAAGATCAAAAAAGAATTAAAGACTTAATTTTACATGCTCAAGTAGAGTTTGCTAAAATTAAAAACAATATTGTAAAAGATAAGCAAAATGAAATTGCTGCACTTGAAAGTCAAATAAAGGAATTCATGGGGCCTTTCTTGCTAATTGGATATGATATTAATAATAACCCTGTTGAGATGGTATCTGCTAACTCAACAGCGGAGCATGACGCTTTACTGGAACGGTTCAGAAGAGTTATGTATAAGATAAATCAAAATATCGCTAATTCTGGTGGGGAAGACCCGTATGGTCACCAAAATACTGACTAAGCTTAAGCTTTACTTTCTACCCAAAAATCGCCGTATTTATGTTGTTCTTGAAGGGCAATATAAAGGAGAGTGGTTGGTAAAAGTAAGAGAAGATAAAAACAATATTATGTTTTTTTCATTACCTGATAAACATATTCGTACTATACCTTTAGATGATTATAATTGGGGTATACAAAATAAAGTTTTGGAACCAGTAGATGTTTTACCTGAAAAGGTATATAATGTCTGTTTAGCAGAATACAACCTTAAGGCTACAGATGTCCAAAAAAATAACGCTTTTAATAGACGGAAATAACACCCTTCATCGTACCCACTGGGTAGCTAACATAGGGGGTCGTCAATTAATTAATTCAAAAGGTATTAATACGGGCAGCACATTTACCTTTCTTAAGACTATAAAGTCGTACGTGGATCAATTTAATGCTGATGAAGTTTATATTGCGTGGGATAAAAAACTAACAACAGGTGCGGTTAATTTTCGCAACACTCTAACTGAAGGTACATATAAAGCGGGTAGGAATCAAGAACGCAATAAAGCAGTTTATGATGGGGCAAACGAAATAATTGAAATCACTAAAACTCTTGGTATTAAAAACATATTCCCAGGAGAATTAGAAGCAGATGATGTTATTAGCTGGTTTAGTGAAAAGATTCAAGGTAAGAAGATTATTGTTAGTGTTGATAATGATTTTGCACAATTAGTTAACGAGAGTATATCCCTTTATAACCCAATCAAAAAGGTTCTTATAGATATTAGTAATTTCGAAGAACACTATGGATTAACACCAGAAGAATACCTCTATTATAAGTGTATAGTTGGAGATAAGTCCGACAACATACAAGGTATTGAAGGTATTGGTAAAATAAGAGGACAAAAACTTGCTAAAGCTTTTGTTGCTAAAGATGTTAAAGCCCGGGAACAATGCAACGCGCAGGTTTCATTAAATATGCCGCTTGTGTGCCTGACTTATGGCTTTGCAACGCATCCAAATGAGATAAAAATATATGAAGAACAGCTTTATAACACAAAAGATGTTAAAGCTAATTTTACACGGTTTATTGAATACTGCACTGAACTTGAATTCAATTCTATCATTGATAAAATGAGTAATTGGCAAGCTTCTTTTAACAAAACATCGAATAATGATGTTTTAGCCGGGTATTTTAAAACATTTGAGTAAATAATTGATTATGTTACCAAATACAGTAGAACCACGTCCATCTTCTTGTAGTACATGTGGTCAACCAGCAGTACATCCACGTATTTCACAGGTTAAACGTGGTAAAGACATTGTAACTGAAGCACATTGGATTTGTCCAAGATGTAACAGTAGATTCATGTCCGGAACAGTAAGTATAGTCAACGGTGAAACCAAGAAAAACTAAGAAAATCCTCGACGAAGCGTCTTTTTACACTGGCAGCTACTCCGGTCAACAAGCACCAGAGACAACATCTGCATATGAATTTAGTAAAGACAGTGTTCCTACACTAAACAAGATTGAGGAACTTAGAAATAAGGGAAATAGTATGGGTGTTCCTGAAGAGCTACCTTTTCCTTTTCAAAACTCCGTTAAAGATCTTGCTGATTTATATTTAAAAGCTCAAGATCTAAGAAACAAAGCCCGGGATGCTGCTAAACTACCGTTTTTTAAAGGCAGAGAAGCAAAACTCGAAGAATTTCGCGGTAAATTAAACGGTATAATGGTTGAGTGTAAAAAATTAGCAGCTGATTTACACAATTTTTCTCTTGCACCTAAGTGAATAAGTTCCTCTAATAGGGGATCTTATGAGAGACAAATTAATACTATTAGTTAAATCTTTAGCCGTAACAGCGGCAATATCTGCCTTGATAGGTGGAACTGTTGTATACTTCGGTCACCCGTTTTGGTTGTGGTTTGTAGTATCATTTATTGCTCAGTTTTTAGTGTCTTATATTTCAAATATGTTTTTAGAGTATAAGGCGTTAAGAGAAGCACGGGCAATTAAATTAAAAGAGGCTGAAATCGCAGAACAAAACACAATACGTGTTGCGTGTGCTTCCTGCAAAAAGGAAAGCGATGTAATCGTGCGTACAAATCAAGAAAATAGGTTTACTTGTGGTTTTTGTAATACAAAAAATTCTGTTTATTTAGTTGCAGAAACAGCTGTAGTAACTGATCCTATTTACGACGCACCTTCACTTAAAAATATTTCATTAAATGGAAACGATTAATACAATTACAAATAATAAATTATCACTTTACGAGTTTGCTCGATGGGCAGCTTTATTAGAAGCTGTAAACATTATAGCAGATAAATGCGAAGATAGAGGTATAGACTTTGATAGCCCGGGAGGTATAAAGTATATTAAACCTCTTGATATTCAAGATTATGTTAATATTCGTACTGATGCTTTAATGATAAAAATTAAAACCGCTCGAGAGATCGAAAAAAACTTAAATAACATCAAATGCCTACAAATCGAAAAACAGCTAAAACGCTTGGAAGTAGTAGAATAATTCGTTTATTTGGAGAAATCAATGAAGAGCTGGCTAATAAAGTCATTGACCAGCTTATAAAATTTGATAAAAAAGGTAGAAACGATATACTACTAATTATTGATTCTCCAGGCGGGGATTTAGATGCAACCATCTCAATGTATCAAGTCACGCAGCTATTAAGATGTAATGTTGCTACATTAGCATTATCTAATGCCGCTTCTGCAGCAGGTGTACTTTTAGCGTGTGGTGCAAGTGGTAAGCGTATGGTAATGGAGCAAAGCATTGTAATGCTTCATGATATCAGTCAAGAAATGTCAGAAGATTACCATCGGTGCTTAGAAAGCGAGTTATTAAGTTTAAGAATTTCCAAAAAAATTCTAAATGATATACTTTCAAAACAAAATGTGAAGGATCCTGATACCTTTTTAAAGGCTGAAGCGACGTACGTGTGTGGTGAAGAAGCTATTAAATGTGGTTTAGCAGACCACGTTGTAAAAAACTTTGATGACGTACTTAAAATAGTTAAAATATAATATTATGCCTCAAGAATATATAGTAGTGGATGCATCAATAAAATACATGAATGCGCGTAACCCGCTGGAAGAAGGACTTTTTTACTGTAATGAATCCCACTGGTCTCGAAAACTTGATTTGGCAATAAAATATTCTGATGCAAATAGTGCAATACAAATTGCCAAAAAAATAACTGAAGAAGAAAAATTGCCAAAAAAAGTCTTAATAATTGAGCGTAACGGTAATAACATAGGTGTTGGAGAAATTAAGTTTTAAGAGTTGATTACTTGTATATGTAATCATAAATATTTTTAACTATGCTTATTAAATTAACCAACGCACTACCACAGTATAAAGGACTAACTGTATTATTAAATGCAAACATTATACAGTCTGCAATGCAAAACACTGTAACAAGAGATGACGGCACTCTTGAAACGGTCACAACCGTACACTGCCCACCACACGGTACATGGGAAATTACTGAGACACCTGAAGAAATTTACGATCAGGCTAAATCGCTTAAGTTAGATACTAACACATCAGCTAATTTAGCACAACTTCTCAGTGAAAATCAATCCGGCGCTGGTGCACCTAAAAAGAATCGCAAAAACAAAGATCAAGATCAAGAACAGGCATAAAGCATAATATTGCCTTTAAAAACTTACCCATCAATTTAAATATTGATGGGTTTTTTATGTCATACGGAAATTCATAGCAATACTAATTCTATTTTCATTGCTTTTATTTTTTTCTACCATGTGAGCAAGATTTGATCTAAAAACTATTACGTCCCCTTCTTGAGGTTGTATGTGGTATGTTTTGAAGTTAGGCATGACGAACTGCTCGGGTGGTGGTAGTGGGAACATATCTTTATCTGCTTCGTGACTTCTAAAAATAATTTTACCACAGTTTATAGGTATTTTAACATAGTACACTAAACTGAAATGATTAAGTGTATGTACATGGTATTCTTGAAAGTTACCAGGCTCTGCAATATTTATCCATGCCTCGCTACAAGCCGGTACCCTATTGTTTATACCATACTCTTTAGCAAATTCTTTTACCTCTATTTTACAATCATTAATTAAATTGTTAAAAAGCGGGTCATTGATTAAATTATACGAAGATAGTGTATTGTACGTGTCTCCAATCCAATCAGAATTTAATTTATTGTTTTTCTTTAACTCGTATGCTTTAGCAATATAACGCTCGTTATTGTCTTTATGTTCTAACAAGTTTTTCTTGTAAACAAGTTCCGCAAACATTATACCAGTATTAGAGTTGCTCATCTATTAATAATACATACAATATGTGCTAAATCTACACAATAAAATAAATATTATAATGGTTTTAATACGTAGAGCATCTAAAAACGGTAAAGATTACACTGTTATTATGTTAAAAGGGGAAGAACCTAAATGGATACCCACTACTAATTACGAACACAATCGGATATTAGAGATATATAAACAAGATAAACCATACGAAGGTATTGAGAACGATTTTGTGGATTTTAAAGATTTGTACCGTTAATATATAGTAATGGAGCATTATCACTATAAAGTACCGGGTTGGTTTTCGTACCCGTATTTGTATTCAAATATGGTTAATTTACACGCCGACGGAGCACACTTTGTAGAGGTAGGTTCGTGGATGGGTGCTTCTGCTGCCTATATGGGTGTGGAGATTATAAATTCTGGTAAAAAAATCGTCTTTGACTGTGTTGATGAGTGGTCTGATTATGTAGCGGATGGATTATATATGAAAGAAGTACCTAAGAATCCTGGAGATTTTGTATACAATCTTTTTAAAGAAAATACAGCACCAGTGAAAAATTATATTAACCCGGTAAGACTTACTTCAGGGGAGGCAGCAGCTACATACAAGGATAACTCTTTAGATTTTGTTTTTATAGATGCCAACCATGTTTATGAAGCAGTAATAGATGATTTGAGTGCGTGGTTTAAAAAAGTTAAAATTGGTGGTTTTATTGGTGGTCACGATTATAAAGACGAAGATGTTAAAAAAGCAGTTGACCAGTTTTTTGGAAAAGATAATTATATCTTTGATTACAAAGAAAATTGTTGGTTACATCGCAAACAATGACACGTTTAACTGGTTTAGTAAAAAAGGGTTGGGGTAGTGAATATATATGGGCTACAAGCGACAAGTATTGTGGCAAGCTTATGAATTTTAATACCGGTGCTAAATTTAGTATGCATTTTCATTCAGTTAAAGATGAGTCTTGGTATATATTATCTGGAGAATTTATAGTAAAAACAATAGACCCTAAGGATGCAAGTATAACAGAAACTAATCTTTTACCAGGAGATATGTGGCATAATGAACCGTTGTACCCGCATCAATTAATATGCATATCTGCTGGCTCTGTAATAGAAGTATCAACACCTGATAGTGTTGAAGACAATTATAGGGTTATACCTGGAGATAGTCAAAACACGAAGTAATTAACTAAAAATGAATTATACTGATATTATTAAACAAGCAGTTGAAAATGCTAATGCAGGTAAGAGCAAGCTCACTCAAAGTATTTTAGACTTAGAAGGTATGTCCAGTAATAAGATAAGACACTTTCTTAATAATATTATTTCCTTACAGGAAGGTAAAGCTCGATATCTTGAAGTAGGTGTATGGAAAGGTTCAACTACTATTTCTGCTCTTTATAAGAACAATCCAGAGTATCATACTGCGATAGATAACTTTGTTCAGTTTAATGGGCCTCGTTTAGAATTTCAAAAGAATTGCAGAAAGTGGTTAGATTATGAAAATAGAGTTAATTTTGCTGATATAGGATGTTTTGATATAGATCCTGTACACGATCTTAATATTACTAATATTAATACGTATCTTTACGATGGTGAACATAGCTACGACTCTCAGTACAAAGCTATTACTCATTATGAGGGTGCTTTAGCGGATGAGTTTATTTTAATTGTAGATGATTACAATTGGGATGAAGTACAAAGAGGCACACAAGATGGTATTAGAGATATGAAATTTAACGTACATTACCAAGTACATTTACCGGCTAACCCTGTAACAGTTCCAGGTCGCTGGGGTCCAGAAATATTTGGTGACAAGGCACTATGGTGGAATGGGTACTATGTTGCACATTGCACTAAAACAACTTAACGCGGGAGTAGCTCAATGGTAGAGCACCACCTTGCCAAGGTGGATGTTGAGGGTTCGAGTCCCTTTTCCCGCTCCATTTTATGAACATACATGTTATATCACTACTAAAAGCTATTTCCTGGAGAATATCTGGCAGTATAACTACGTTTTTAGTGAGCTGGTATTTTACTAAACGAGTAAGTCTTTCCTTAGGTATAGCATCAATAGAGTTTTTTGGAAAAATCGGGCTGTATTATATACATGAACGAATTTGGCATAAAGCACTATCTAATAAATCTTAATAGTTTAAAAATATGTTATGTTAAATAAATTTTAATATGCAACTCTCCGATTTAGTAGGTATATTTCCTAATGCTTTAAGTACGAGTATGTGCGACAGATTACTTGATTGTTACGATAAAGCTATAGCAGGGGGTATTACACATGAAGGTACTATAGGAAAAACCGCAGCGGTTACTAACAGAAATATAAAGGATAGTTTAGATTTTGATTTTTATAAAGCCCGTAAAATAATCCCTGATGCAGAGTCTCTAACATTCACAATAAGGAACACACTCAATACTCACTTTAAGAAATATTTGCAAAGTCTTCCAAGACAAGATGAGTATGATAGCACTAAAACATTATATAATAGTGGGGGTTTTTGTTGGCCTATACTTCAAATACAAAGATATAAAAAAGGTGAAGGGCATTATAATGCGTGGCATCATGAAGGGGGTATATTGGGAAATATGCCCGGGGCAGGAGAAAGACTGTTTGCTTTTTTAACATATTTAGACGATGTTGAAGAAGGTGGTGAAACCGAATTTTTATACACCAATCAAAAAATTAAACCAGAAAAAGGCAAAATGATAATCCATCCAGCTGGTTTTCCTTTTGTTCATAAAGGAAACCTTCCAGTGACTTCCGATAAAACAATCCTTATCACCTGGATATGTCAGATGCCCCCGCCCCCTGTGCTACATCCGCACGCAATGAAGCAATCTACTTATTTAGTTTAAATCTTTAAACTCTCAGGTTTGGTAGCGCGTATATAAACCTCACCCCAAACTTCTAACTCACCCATAAGAGCTTGAAACTCTTTTTGAGATAATTTATCTAAGTCTGCTAACTTTGCATAAACTTCTTCTGCCATTTTTTTGTAATGAGCATTAGCCTTATCACAATCTTTATCAGGAGCGTTTTCCATCTTTTCAGCTTCAGCATAAGGTTTAGCTTTAGCAGCAAAGTGAATAGCTGTTAATGTAGCGAAACCACCTTTTTCTTTTGAATTGTGAGCAATCTTAGCAGCACCGGCAGCTCTCTTATCTAAGAACTGTTTAAGAGATTCTTCTGTAGTAGGATCAGGCTGAACACGTTTTTCTAACATTAATTGGTAGTGTTCTGCTAAAACTTTAAGCTGGCTATTCATAGTAAATATCTTATATTACTTATTGTTATTTGACATATTTTATGGGCCTGTACCAGATTCGACTCTGTGACAGATGTATTAGAAGCAAGCAGGATTAGTAAATCCTTTATAAATTACTACAAAAACAAACGGCATTATTCAAAGCCTCAAGAACGCAGTCGCTTCTGTAATGGATTCATTCAATACAAGCGAAAGCTTCGCACTCGTAGCTGCTTAAGCTCGATCGGTTGTAGTATAGATTCTCGCTATATATTATAATCGTCATTCAGCGAGACTGACTATTCAATGGTAGTAGAATAGCAGGAACACTACCAAACAACTTGTATATCAGCACTATGGGTATACATTTTATTAATAGTGCTAAGCTTGTAGAAACTGATAAGAACGTTACGGAACACAGGGGTGCAACTCCCCTCAGGTCCACCACTTTTTTCGCCCTCATAGGATAATGGTTAGTCTACCGCACTTTCACTGCGGGCATCCCGGTTCAAATCCGGGTGGGGGTACCAGTTTATTGCAGTATTACCGGTAGTAAGTAAATAATAAAACTAATATGCATAAAGTAGTCATAGTTGGTGGTGGTACTGCTGGTATTATGTCAGCAGCAATAGTTAAATCAGCGTTTAAAGAAAACGTTGAAGTGACTTTAATTTATGACCATAAAAACCCGGGTATTGGAGTAGGGGAAAGCTTAACACCATCATTAAGAACGTTTATGCAACAAACAGGTCTCAAGGAAGGAGAGCTAATAAGAAATGTTAATGCTACAATTAAAATAGGTTTAAAATTTAAAAACTGGTTAAATGACGGCAAGTATTACTATCATGGGTTTAGTCAAATTAGTGTAGCAGCGCATAATAATTTATCTGCAGCATACGCCATAGCTAATAATATATATGACATGGATAATATGTTTCCGAATTATTATTTTGAAAACCATTTAGTCCCTAAACATACATCTTTTTTACCTAAACCCGCTGGAGCTATAGAAAACCCCGTACAAGCGGACATATTAAACAGTACCACTTTACACTTAGATGCCACGTTACTGAGTTCTTTTTTAATAAGCAAATTTAAAAACAGTCTTAAAATTATCGATGATGTAGTTTTAGACGTAACCCTTAAAGATGAAAGCAATATTGCTGAGCTTATACTTAAAAATAACGGTAAAATTTCTGGAGATGTTTATATCGATGCAACAGGGTTCAGCCGGGTGTTAATGAAACGACTAAAAAACAAATGGAACGATATGTCTGATTGGTTACCTATTGATAAATTTATACCTAACCCTGTACCCACCACACACACTGAATTACAACCTTATACAACTGCTGAGGCAACTGATAACGGGTGGATACTGCAAGTACCTTTACAAAATAGATGGGGTACTGGCTATTTATATAGTTCTCAGTTTACTTCTGATGATGAAGCGTATGAAAAATTTGATAAGTGGTCTAAGTTGACATACGGTAAAAATATAAATAGCAACAAGTCACTGAGTTTTAAAAGTGGCTACTGGGAAGACCAGTGGGTAGGTAATTGTTTAGTGGTAGGCTTAGCCAGCGGTTTTGCAGAGCCATTAGAAGCAACAAACATACATCATACTATTAATCAGATTAGTCAGTTCTGCAAATATTATAACCCTCCAATGTTAGAATGGGATCGAATACCTTATAATAAAATTCAAAAAATTTCATATGAAAACATTTATCTTTATTTGAGATTCTGTTATACAACAGGAAGAACAGACTCTGAATTTTGGAAGTACATGACCAGTACCACACCTGTTATAGTAAAACATTTAGATGATAAATTAAAAAGCGGCTATTTAAACGTACTGGATAACGCAAGCGGTATTATGTTTAACGCTATTAATTTTACTTGTATAGGGCATGGTCTAAATAAGTTTAATGCTGATAAAGTAAAAGATGCACTTATAAAAAACGGTCAATACACTCGATCTGAAAATTTATACAAAAAGCTTATGCGGGCAAGAGACCTGGAAAAGAATAACGTTATTACCAGTAATAATTACATTGATGCCATCCGCGGTAGACGTGGAATAGATGGCAAGTATTTTAAAATACTATAGAAGTGATAGTTTATTCCTATAGATTTTTCTTATATTATATGAAAAAGCTTAACTAAGTATTTGTGCTGGTGACAACATCCAGCATAACAACCAAAGCCCCCGGGCGGCGGTTCTAAACAAAACAACACATATGCAAGCAATAATAATAACAAGTTATCTTGCTGTTGGTGGTCTTGTTAGACTCGCATACGAGGACTATAAGATAGGTAACAGTAAGGTAAAGTCAGAGTTCGTTGAAAGTGTTAAAAAGTTTTGGGTAGGGTTTAAAAAAGCTTGGAAAGAAGCTATTTCAGCCCCACATCAACATCTATTTTAATGCTATATGTTAGAATAATAACGCCCGGTTTGGAGCAATCTGAACCGGGTTTCTTTTTAATTGTAAAAACGTAAGATAGTTATAAATATTTATACTTTATGAAAATATGTGTATTGGGGGGAGGTACAGTCGGGTCAATGACACTGCTAACTATATTTAGATATATTCCGTTCATTGATTTACGTCAATACCCTCAAGCTCATAAAGACGTTGACGTTACATGTATATACGACTCGAATATACCGCACTTACAGGTTGGAGAAAGTGCATCCAGTATTGTAAACAAAACACTCAGTACAGTGTTTAACACCCCTGTAACGGAATTAATAAAAGAATTTGATGCTACAATTAAAACGGGTACGAGATATTTTTGGACTAAAGCTAATGGAAACGTATTTGATGTACAGGTATTATTAGATGATAAAACACCAGCAAAGAGCTTACATATCGATAGTAGTGAGTTCTCTAAATTTGTTATAAACAAACTAAAAACATGCAAATCAAATTTTACTACCATAGATGATACAATAACCGATGTAACGCAAGATAGTAAATCAGTAAAGTTAAAAGGTAATAAAGGGCTATATGAATTTGATTTTTTAATTGATTGTAGAGGTACACCGTCAAAAGAAGATTTAGCTAATAAGGACATTTATACCCCACCCAAATTCGAATATGTAAATTCAGTTATACTGTATCCAGAGTATAAAACTTATAACGAAAGCTATACATCAGTTCATGTACATGAAAATGGCTGGATGTTTGGTGTACCTTTAAGAAAACGAAAGGGATGGGGGTTTTTGTATAATAATAATTTTTTAACTACCGAAGAAGCGATTAAACAATTTTCTACAATAAAAAATATTGATGCGTCTACTCTTAAAAGAATGACATGGAAGCCTTATTATAGAAACAAAGCATTAGATAATAAAATCCTGTATTTAGGTAGTAAATTATACTTCTTTGACCCGCACGGGGCATTACCATTACATTTTTATAATTCTATTGTTTCGTTCGTACTTAGAGGAGTACTTTTAAACGTACAAGACTATGATGAATTTGTTAAAAGTTCAAATACATGGTATTTAAAAAATTTACAGTCAATTCAGGATTTAATCTCTATAAATTACTGTGGACCTAATGATATTAAAAGTGATTTTTGGGACTACGCTAAATCAAGTTCAACTAAATTTTTAAAAGAATCTACACATTTTAATAATGCTATTAAAATGCATAAAAAAGGGTTATTAGCTGGTTACTGGGCATACCCTAAGGAATATTTTTATAGTATTATTAACGGATATAAAATAGATTTAAGTAATTTTTAAACTATACATGAACAAATCAACATCAATAGATATTAATTATCTTTCGTATGCATGCGACTTACAAGGCAATTGTGCTTGGTCCTTAAAAGCAGGTAGTCCTGATATTAAGCAGGTACCTACGCCAACCGATAACAGTACTGCTTTTTTACCCGATAATCCTACTCAATATGCAAGTATTCTTAAACTTGCTGATAGAGCTAATATTACATTAAATGACTTAGTAGTTGCTCAAGGTAGTGAATGCACTGTAGACGTAAACAATAATGTAACTGCTACAGTTACTGGAACATTTGGCAACCCCACACCCAATATTGGCAATCAGGTTTTTAGTGTAAAGGGTAATTGCAACGTTACCATTAATGGTACACTAAAAGGAGCAGGTAATAGAATGAATGCAGATATTCTTGTAGATAACTGGTCTGACCAGGACTATTCCGGTAGCACAGTCGATCTTACTAATGCTAAACACGAAACCGGTAGAAAGTTAAATGTAGTGTATCGTATTGGTTCAAGTAAGATAAAAGGTGATTGTAATAAACTTTTATTACCGTCAATTGGTTTAACAGCTTATTATTATCTTAAACTATTAGTGCGTAAAGTAATGAGAATCAAGCAAGGACAGAAAGGCCCAAGTTTTTTGTAAAATCCTTTTACAAAAAAAAAAACTAATAAAAGTTGCTTTATTTTAGCAATAATATATAAATATAGAGTATGAAGAAACTATTAACATTCCTCACATTAACCTTAATCGCAATCGTAGCAAAAGCTGCTCCAGTTAGCGGTGACTTAGACGTTGGATTTACTTCAAAGTTAATCCAACAAGGTCTATTAGTCGGTACTAACTACGCAACTGCTGGCGTTGGTACAAATGTATACGGCATTGATCTTGCTGTAACAGCATTTGACAAAGTTAGCTCTACAACCACGTACTCAACTGCTGTAGTTGCTGGTAAATCAGTAACAACTGCAACAACCGATGCTTCTGGTCTAAAACGCGTTTATCTTGATGCAGGCTATAAGTTCACGTCTCCTCTCGCTGACTTAACACTCGGTGCAGAATTAAGACATATTAGCTCGACTGAAACCACAGGTGCTAATCACAACCTACTACCATTCGTTAAATTAAGTGGTAGTTGGTTCGGTGGCCATCTTAACTGGCAGGGTCGTGCACTTAACGATACAGTTAATCGTAGCAACAATTATGAATTCGGTGTCAACACACCAATTAATACATTCGGTGCTCTTAAAGTTGTTCCAGCACTTGTTGTTGGCTTTAATGACCCAGGCGCTGCTACCATTGCTGCTCTTAAGAACGTTAAGAAGTATTATCAACCAGGTGTTGGTCTTGAGTTTCACGGCGTAACAGCAAATCTATTTGCTCAACGTACTGACTTAACAAGCTCAGCTAACCAAATTACTGGTTATAACGTTGGTTATAAGTTCAAATTCTAAGCTTAAATAAAGCTTAAACAATTAAATCTCTCACTTCTGTGAGAGATTTTTTTTGTGTTCTGAGATATGGAATTGCATTGCTCTGTTAAGCTTATGCAGAAATTTATCCGGTGCTATACCGGCTTTTTCTTGTAGAATTAATTCTTCTTTTAACACACTTAAAAACTTTTTAGAAAGATTAAAATCTCTCGGATAAAATATCCGTTTTTCTTGTCTTATCATGCCATAGCTTTCCATTAATTCTTGAAATTTCATAATAATTTAAATATATTTACTACATTTACATGAT